TGAGGTCTGAGAGATCCACGGCGAGCCGGAGTTCGGCGGCGAGTTCGCGGATCAGGGATCGGTGCTCGTCCGGGTCCAGCTGCGCGAGCAGCGACCGGACTGTGACCGAGGTGGTGTCGTAGGCGGGGAACGCGACCGGGCCGAGTTCGTGGACGTCGGCGTCGCGGACGTTGCGCTTGTCCCGGGTCGGCCATTCGTCCCCGCCGGACGGGACACCGAACCGGAACGACATGCCCTTGATGGCCTTGCCCTCAATGGCCTGCCGGACGGGTTCCACGACCTGGTTGTCGAAGAGTCGGGCGCGCACATGCAGGCCGCGGGAGTCCTCGGACAGGGCGTTGATCGCCGCGATCGGCACGGTCCCGACGCGGGGGTCCTTGCCGTGGTCCCACTGCATGATCGGGGTGCGCTCGGCCAGGGAACGCTTGAACGCGCCGTGGAGGATGGTCTCCTCGAAGTCGCCCTGCAGATCCCGGATCTTCGCCGGGGTGTCGAACACCGCGGCGTAGCCCTCGAGCGTCCGCCCGTCGCTGGTGCCGCGCTCGTCGAACTCGAACCCGAACGAGCGGACACACAGGTCGAGGCCCGACCGCGACCGTCCGTCGTCGGAGATATCGATGCCGTACCTTTTTGCTGCCGTCTTGATCCGCCGCTTGATCGCCGCCAGCTGCGCCGGCTTGTACTTGGCGGCGTTGGCCTGCTGGTTGATGTACGACCAGGCCGCGCGGCAGTGCTCCTCGGAGTCAAGCGGGTACCGCTTCACGCCATCCGCCTGATAGCCCGGGTCGGCGTAGGTGACATTGCCGTAGGGCTTGGTGTCCGCGCGGGTCATCAGGGCATGCGTCATCACCCACGCACCTCCTTTAGTTGCTGGAATGCGTGGGTTGTGATCAGCCGACGTACTTGTCGAACAGGCGCAGGACTTTCTTCATCTCGTCGGGGTCGAGGCTGGCCGCCTGTTCGTTGCCGGTCAGGTCGTCGAAGTCAAGTCCGGAGCCGTGCGGCACGGCGCCGAGGTAGACCTCGACGCCAACACTCGGATCGTCGAGGTAAACGTTGTAGTGGACGTCGGCCCACTCGCCGGGGATCGAGCCCTGCGCGAGAGTCCAGTAGCCCTCGGTGGGGCGGTCGGGTTCCCGGTCGTCGTCGAGTTCGGCCTGCAGTTTCGCCCCGGCGGCGATCGCGTCGGACAGCGTAGAGCGGAGCCGCTCCAACGCCGGCAGGCCGAGTTTGGCCGTGTATCCAGCCGGGTAGACGTCATCCGTCTTCATCTCGTCGATCTCGTTGAGACGGGCCTCGATGGCGGCTCTCCGTGCCGGATCCGCATGGTCCCATTCGGCGTTGAGGGCGTCCTGCTCATCGCGGAGTTTCTTGCGCTCCGCGTTGAGCGCCGTCGTCTTGTCCGGGCCGGCTCGCCACGGGCCGGATTCGTCGTATCGACCTGCGAAGCGGTCGCCGCCCAGACCGAGCCGCACCGACTTCTCGTCACCCCGCTCGGTCATCGCAATCCGGATCGCCCCGGCGCGGCCATCCGCCTTGTCCGAGCCGACGAGCTTCTCGTCCGGTTCGAGGTCGATCTTCCCGGCGAGTTTCAGGACGTCTTTCAGCGCTGCACTGGCCGCCCCTGCGGGGCGGGATACCCACTGCCCGCCGTCCTCGCCACCCGGGTCGCGGGGCTGCGACGGGTTGTACTTGCGCAACTCCCCGCCGGTACTGGATCGCTTGGCGTCGACCTCGTTCAGGACGTCGTCGATCGCATCGAGGACGCCCTGAACGTCGTCGCTGCCCTCGTCTTCCGGGTCGGCCTCATATGGTGGGTCCAGGTTCAGCATGTACGGGTCGTCGTCGTCTGCGAAGAAGGCGACGGAGATAAGCCCGTTGCCGTACAACTCGACCTTGTGTGCGTCGCCGTAGCCGAACCGGTAGTCGTCGTAGACCCAGTCGCTTTCAGCGTCGTCGTCGAGGTCGTCGCGGGCCACGGCGAGCCGCTCGAGGATGTCCCGGAGGTCGGCGACCTCGTTGTTGCCGAGGTCGAGCGCGCGCGCCTCGCTGCCCTCATGGAACGCCAGCCGAACATCGCCGACGTCATCGACGCCCATCTCCAACGTGCCGAACGAGCCCTCGGCGCGGGAGATCAGCGAGAAGCCCTCCATGTCCAGGTCCGGCAGGCTCGGGGTCGACACCCACTGACCGCCGTCTTCGCCGCCGGGATCACGGGGCTGATGAAGGTCGAAACGAAGGACGTCGACCACGGGAACCGCCTTCCGGCTATCCCGGTCCTACGGCCTGCCCGCGTTCAGATCAGACGGACACCGCCGACTCCTGCTAGTCGGCCACAGCCCGGGGGTGTTAGCGCACCCGCCGGGTCTTTCGCTCTTGGACCTTAGCCGGGACCTACGACATTTCCGCGCGGCGGCCGGCCGTGTGCGACCCGGTTCTTGTCGCTGCCGGCGGCGTACCCGAATACTTCGATGAACCATCGGGACGCCCACGTCTTGGCGACCCCGGGGGATACGTGCGCATGTTCAATCAGCAGGGCAACCAGCGTCGTCCAGGGCTCCGGCGACCCGACCCACTCGCCGCGGCCCTTTCCGATCGTCCAATAGTGGTGAAGCTGGTCATAGCCGGGGTGGACGTCCACGCCGGCCGCTCGGTTCGGAGATGTGGTGTCCGTCGATGCGGGCTGCGGCCGCTCGGCGCCTGGCTGCTGCAGCTGCACGCTCACGAGGTTGGTGTGCTTGAGTACCCTCACGTCGCCGGAGTCGACGAATGCCTTGACGGACTCGGCTTCGAACCCGCCGTTGACGCCAGCCACGGCAGTGGCCATCTTGATCTGGTTAATCTCGGCCGCGTCCTTGGCGTCCTCGCGGAGGATCGGCATGTCGCCGACGTCGGTCCACAACTCGGCGTCGGCGGGGACGTCGACCAATGGGGCCAGGGACGCGGCGAGGTCCTGCAGCGTCGGGTAGATCCACGAGTCGGCCCAGATCCGGCGGGCCATCCCGAAGTTCCCCGCGTTCAGCGACGAGCCGGCCAGTCCTTCGGCGATGCCGAGGATTACCGGGTGCACCCGGGACAGGGAGGCAATTCGCGTCTCCGCCGTCCCGTTGACGCTCTTCATGTCGATGTCGGCGAGGTTGGCTCCGACGGGGCGGGCGTCCGCACCGGCCGCCAGGTACAGGGTCTTGTAGGCGTTGGCCACCCCGGCGTGGTTGGCCTCCATCATCTCTACGATCTCTTCGAACTGCTCCCGCGTCGCGGCGGCAATGCCGGAGACCACCATGTTCGGGGTGGCGCCGTTGGCGAAGTAGTTGATGGTGTGCTGAGTTGCGATGCGGTCCTTCTGGATCTCCCGCACCGCAGGCGTGATCCAGGACTCGCCGATGCCTGCGTTCTCGGCGTTGGGGATTGGGGACCAATGGGCGACATCAGCCGGCAGCAGCGTGTGCGCACGGTACTGACTATTGAACAGGCCCTGATTCTGGTAGACGTAGCCGAGCAACCGTCCATCGAGTGCGTGGCCCGGGTCTTCGGGCTCCAGGTCGGAGCCGTAGAGGATTGCGACCCAGTCCGGCCGCAAGACGCGGAGCCGGGGCTCGCTTTCGCCCGTAGCCGGGTTGATCTCTCGGCTGCGAGTGACGTAGGCGTTCCCGGCAACCCCGGCGTGCCACTCCATCCGGGCGATCAGTTCACCAGTGGTGGCGTTCTTCCAAGGACGTTCCAGCAGGTTGAGCGCCCGCGTGCCGAAGGTCTTCCGTGGTGTGCTCGGGTGCCACGGCGGGTTACGGAAGACGAACCGCGCCTGGGACAACACCAGCGCCCGCACCAGCTGCGCGGCGAATGCCGGCGGGCACGACCGCAGTGCGGCCAGGTACCCGGGCAGGGTCGCGGTGATCTCGGTGGCCCGGTTCCCGGCGAGAGTCTGCGTCAGTCCGAACCCGGCGCCGTACTGGATGCCGTTGAACCCGAACGTCGTCGGCAGCAGGTACTCGTTGATGTACTGGTCGATGGCGTAGCGCTGCTCGGTCGGTCGGTCGATGGTGCGCGCGGTGATGCGGTCAAGAAGCGACACGGCCACCGCCAGACGCGCGGCCCGCCTCCCAACCCAGCACGAACGCTGTCCGCGCCCACCTCAGCGCCGGCACCGTGCGGGCGCAGCACCAGCCGAGTGCGAAGAACGCTGCGGCGGTGACGCCGAGCAGGATCGCGACGAGTTTGGCCAGCAGCCAGCCGGCCGACCACAGCCCGACCCGAATGTATCCGGCCACGACCCGGCCGGTGTCGCGAGTCTGGTCCCGGCGCCGATCACCGTTGGAGAGGAGCTCGTCGAGCGTGACCATGGAAAGCCCCCCTGACGCCACTCATCACCGAAG